TTTTTTTTTTTTTTTTCTCTCAAATGGTGTTTTAAGGCGGTTCTGCCTAGAGCTAAATCTTCACCATGCAGCGCGAGGAATTCACGCTAAACCGTCAATCTTGCATAACATCAAACTACTCTCGGTATCGATAATATTCGGTGCCTTAGGAAGCCCTTTGGGGAACAGCGCTTTGATCCGCGTACGCAAATCGGCATCTGTCTCGGAGAGGTGTGATACCACTCCAAGAAACATGCTACGCATGTCCACCATTATGTCGGGAACCTCTAGTCCGTATATAGTATTAACAGCCTTGTCCTGTATTCCTAGATACCTCTCTTTGTTAACCTTTGTGATCTCACCTTGCATTTCCTCCACCGTTATTTTGGTGCGGCGTTTTTCAAGGTGTGGGTTCTCAGAGAGGAGAGTGCTCGTGGCAATCAAAGCATCACTAATGGTCGGTAGAAACCTTGTTTTATACGCTGCAGACAAGTACTTGCCTGCAAAATAATCATTGTCTCTGACAGCCCCGTTCAAATTTGGACGGATTGAAAGGCCTGCCATGAGTCTACCGAGTTTGGGTACCGGGATGACGTCTAGTCCGTCACAATAAGATCGTGTCTGCAAGAAAGTTGACATTTCTCTAGCTGGGAATGCGTATTTCCATTTAAATCCGGATTCTTTCGCTGCGGTTTCCATTGCGGTCGCCAAAAAATGTTTATCTCCTGTAGTTACAATCTCACCATCATCCCCATACACCAGCACTGAGTGTTCGCCGGGTGTCATTTTACACGCATACAGACAATTCGCTGCATTAAATATCACATTGTTATAGGTTACGGTGCACTCACCGCTCCTGTTCTGGCCTTGGACAAGCCATTCCATTTGTGAATCTCTGTGTTTAGCTTTTACGAAAGCTGTTTGCATGTATATTTTACACCAACTCGCTGGTGCACCAAGTTTATACGCTATAGTAGCGCATGGCGCACGCAACCCGGCTGGGTGGCATGCGTCTTGGTTGCTGTAGTCCCCTTCTATGTGTTCCCCCACCATCTGGTTCCGCAACTGTGCGATCTGCATGTCCCCCATGTGGCTGGGAAAACATATTTTAGTGTTTCCGTAGCGACTATTGGTGAACTGCAGCTGTGTTGCCAATCGGTCCGTGATTTCGTTCGTGATCGGACCCATAAGTAAATTGGTGGCGTCGTCAAATGTGCATATGATTCGGCCATCGGAACCTGACATCTTGTAGGTTATTTCTGCTTTCGCCATGACTTCTGTACTAAGTCGTCTCCACTGAAACTCCGGATCACTGAGGATGGTTTTCATTCTGTTTCTTTTGGTTGGGTCAAGACCCTTCATCCATTTGTCTAGAACTTCCTCGTGAGAAATGCGAGGCATTTCTACGAGGCCATCAAAC